CCGGTATTAAATCTCTGGTGAGAGTAACGTGATGGTGGCTACGGGTAGCAAGGGTCTTTCAATCCAACTTCAACGTGAAACGTGGCGGCAGATAGTAGTTTCTGTCGTACTGAATAAATTCGTTGGTAAGGGAAGAAAAAGGGAATGAATAATATTTGACATTTTCTTGATCACGGGCCGAATCGACCATCCTGTCCACAATATTTAGATATATGAACATATTTTTCATCGGACTCCTCCGAACGGAGGGAATGAGAGGGACTGGTGGTGTGGGGCCGTGGAGTGTCAGGACTGGGCTGAGGACTGATGAATCCGGGACTATACGTGTCGATTGTCCGGCGAGCACCGGATACTTCACGAATGTTGTTAGGCAAGCGCTCGACAATTAGATCTGCGCGCGCTGTCGCTCCGATCCCGCCAATGCCAAGAGTGACATTTGGGGCCGGATTAGATCCAATTGCTTCCGCGGGGATTCGCACTACGATGAGCTTTGCTGCTGCATTTCCACTAGCAGTATAGAAATCAGAATTAGTATTGGTGTAATAATAGGCTGATGGTTCTGCGAGTGCTCCATTGTTGTACGAGGGTGAGCTGAAAGTGGTCGCGGTGCTTCCATTGATAGCATATGTGATTGCGTAAGTGCCGGCAGTGTGGAAGTACACTACCCCTGCGCCAGATTCGGGAACGGACACTGCGTCGTGCAGGGAGTTCGTGGCATAAGGGAATCGATTGATTTCGAGTACTCCAAGAGGGCTAGAAAAGGTTGGCGTGGTGATGCCAAGGTGGAATTCTCCAGCTCCGCCCAAGTGGTGGTATCTTGGCTTGATGAGTCTCATGTGGTACGAGACCCATAATTCTCCAACTGTGGTGGTGGCTTGCATGCCTTGAGTCGCCACAGTTAGACGACCCAAATCATGAAATCTTGCGTCCGCTTCTACTTGGGGAGGTCCAGTGAGGAGATGGTCAATCAATGACTTTGAGGGGGCACATTCAACGGGATGTATCATGTTGCTGCAGGGAACACCACTAACGGTGAATTCGTAAGATTCCATCTCTTTCTTGTCCTGGAAAGGTGGATCCAAGACATCATAGTTGGTGGTCATAATCACAGTCCCAAGCGCCGTGTCTGTCGATCCAACAGCGGTCCCACTGGTGGTCTTAAATTCGTAAACACATCCCAGCATTTCATATTGCTCGTAGGAGCCAGCAATGATAGATAGCCAGGGGAATGAATCTGGGTTACTTGGATTAATGGTATATTCCTGAGAAGTGAAAGCTGTTGAGCCGTAAATGTCTGTGACAAATTCACGGTGGGACACGATCGTGTCCCCGGCTTTGTTCCCAAATATAGGGGGCCCATTATTAGTGAGAAGGGAATTACGGTTGACCTTATAAGCTCCCATTCCAGTAATGTGAGAGAACAGATCTCCAGCAATTCCTCCCCACTTGCTTCCAGATTCCCCTCCAAGGAAACCTCCAACGCTTCTTCCAATAGCATTGGACAAACCGCGCGAGTAATTGGACTCGCCACGTGGTTTCTTGTTTCTTTTCTTTTTCTCGGGGGGGCGGTAACTCTGATTGGGATTACGACGTGACGTTAGAGCGGCTACAATTGGGGTGGCCTTGCTGACACTCTTATTATTATTCTTATTCTTATTGGCCTTGTTGGGGGCCTTAGTTTTGGACATTATGAAAGTTTAAATTTGTAACGAGTTAGTTTCTCGATACCCGTATAGCGATTAGCAGTTTTGTTTCTTGCTAAGGAAGGTGGAAGCAGGCTTACGCCTGCTTAGCCATGAGGATGGAGACCATGCCCGGGGTCTTCTTTCCTTTAATCTCTATCGTTCTGGTCGTGAAACCAGTTCGCCTCAAGAACATCTCTTTCCCCTTCACAACATCAATTCTCGGATGTTTGATAATCATCATTTTGACCCCGACCTCGATGAGATCTGAGACCAGATTCAGAATTCTCATCTTGCCAAAAGCCAATTTGTTAGCGGGCAATAATTCACCTTCTTTGTCCAACCACGGTGGGTCCATGTAGACAAGTGTTTGCTCCGCAGGATGGTCGGCATAGGTCTTAGAGTCAGAGAGTTGACTCTTCTTTCCTTCCTGGTGTAAAGGACCCCGGTAATTCTCTCCCGCCACGGGTCTACCCACGCTGCGTAGTTCATACGTGGACACAGGAACTCCTGTGTAGGTAGAGATGAATTTCTTGGTTTCGGACCGATGTTCCCCGGCCCCGATGATGATGATCTGTTTGATTTCTTTCTTCTTGTCCTCAATTTTCTCGAGGATTTGCGCCATCGTCTCATTGGACGTCCTCACATTTGGCGTGAGCGATTGCTTCTTTTCTGCCTGGTCATCTTCCTTCACTCCTTTTCCTTTCACTTTTGGTCTTGGTGCTCCAAAGAACGCTCTTAGGCCTGTTGATTCCTCGATGATCTTCTTGACGTCGTCGGAGAAGATGAGGTTCTGCAGTTTGACATTGTCTTCCAGCAATTCTTTGCTTTCCTTGAACGGCTGGGTCTGTCTAATGCACGGAGACGTGGGGGCGTGGTAGTCGCCCTTGGAATCCACGACTCCTACAGTCTCGTTTGGAAGAACATCTCTTTTCTCAAGAACGTAAGTATCTTGCCAGTGCCGAGTTGGGTCTTGGGCCCAGCTTTCAAAAGCTTGAACATGGTCGTGGCCATACAATGATTGAGCGTAGTCGAGCATCCAATCCTCATAGGGGCCTGAGTAAGACTCTTTATCGGTGAACGAGCTCCTCCACTTATGGCTCCAAGAATGTGCGTTGTGTTTGTCCGCGAGTGCGATGACTGAAACATCGCTCACGTGATTGGTCCCGTCGATGATTTTCTTGGCCCATGAGCTGATGATAGGAGTGTCCGGGTCAGTCTCAAGGAGAGACATGGCCTTAAGACGTCCTATCTGACTCGCTGTGAAAGCTCCGAACTTGGCAGTGCATGGGAATTGGCGCAGAGTGCGTGCGATGTTGGCACAGTTGCTTCGAGAACCATACCAAACTCCAGGACCGTACACTCTTGAAAGGAAAGTGACTTTCTCACCTTCTTTTTTCTCATCAAGAGTGAGGTTGAACCCGAATGACTTAGCGGTTCGAGTCCACAGCATGCTTGAGGGCTCATTTGGAACAACACTTCCTGTGTTGGGAGTTAGGCTATCATCGCCTCCAAAGATGCCTAGTTTCTCCCAGGCAGTCTTTGGATCCATTCCGGCAGCACAGTAGACACAGAAGGCCAAGAAAGCGGATCTTATCGTGTTGAGAATTGAAGTGAAAGAGTCGCCAGAGGCTTGGGCGCAGAATTGTTCATAAGTCATTCCGAACTTGCCTTTGACGATGTTGAGGTAGACGGTGTCATACCAGTGAAGAATTTCTGGCATGTTTTCTTTGGCGAAAAGGGCTTTCATCACAATTATGTCGAGCAACCGTATCAACGATGACACGGTTCCATCCATTTTAGCGAAATCTCCTTCTGCTATTCCTTCTCCATTCATTTTGCATTCTTCCGCAATTTCAGCAACTCGTTCTGAAACCTCGACGGGTGACTTCCCAAACGTGTACCACTTCGTTTTCTTAGCCGCATTGGCTAGGGCTGAAGCGATCATGCTTGTGAAGGGCCTACTACGGCCATCAATGGGTGTGATTCCTCGGGGTGCCTTGAATTTGGTCTCGAGGTCAGGTAAGTTGAGGATGTTCCCATGCTCTTCCGGGTGGGCGCGGGCAGGGTACATCTCGACTTTCTGAAAGGAGGTAGCGTCAGGTGGTCCATGCCATCCGTAGTCGGGTTCGTGGGGTCCTGCCTCATTGAGGGCGAAATTGACCTTGATCCTCTGACTTGGACGGTTTTGGTTTTTGATGACTCCGTCTATTCCACCGCATTCTCGAATGTCTGTCACGCCTACGGCATTCCGGAACTGATCAGCAAAAGCCCTCATCATGTTGATATGGTATGGGCTAGCGTCAATTGGTGGATTCCGTATCTCGATGACTCGTTTGGAGATGAATTCTTCTGTGTTACTTCGATTGATGTGGGCAACCGCACCAGCTCCAGGCGTTGCGGGGCCTGTCCAATGGAGCATGTGCGTTTTGAATTCGTCGCGGATCGTTGGTTTGACGGTATAATGGACGGGTTGTCTGTAGACATGTTTGAACTTGTTGACCTGTGACATCAAAACATTGTTCTCATCATGGGTTCTGACGACGGAACGGTTGTCTTCATCTTTGTCTCCGAGGAACGCGAGCAATTTGGACAATTCTGCAGGAGTGTGCTGGTCCTTAAAATCACTCTCTTGTGATCCTTTGACCGACCGGAGGCTCGCTAAGACAGTCCCAGCGCTAACGTTAGTGGCTTTTGACATTAGGTCCAAACTGATTGCCACGACTTGTGACGAGTAGTAAGTGGACCGGTGTGAGCCAACAGTTGAAAGACTTAGGACTGAGTCATCTGTTCCATGTGATCTGATCGCCATTATCTTCACCCCTTTTTCCGCTTCGACAACCTCGGGTTCAAGGCGGGCTGGGGGAGTGTGGGTAAAATTTCCGAAGAGTTTGAGAATGGTGAAAAGGAAAACATTGGTTCTGACAACGGGGATGATGAAGAGAAGACAACGCTTGTCTTGAAGAGGAATCTTGTATGTTCTGGTCAGAACTATTTCATCGCAGAGGTGCAGGAAGAGGCAAAGACTCATGGCCATGACTATCACGAGGAAAAGATAGACTGATATGGGGCCAAAAAGTCGCCACGGCACGACGAGTTTGCGAAGACAAGGATATTCTGGGGTGTATATCTCTTGCCAGAAGAAGCCGAGGCCGCATTCAAGGTTCCACTCACTCATCAATTTCGGGCACTGAAAAGCGTTGTTGAGATTGATTCTTGGAATGTGGAAACTGGACGCACAGGCTTCAACTTTGGTTGAATCTGAAAAGAGGCTTACGATCCACTGTAACTTAGGGTAGAATGAGAATACGGGGTCCCGGACTGGAACAAACCAGTTGACGGGATAAAAAATCTCATAAACGCAGTACAAGTGGTAGATGAACATGAAAAAGCACGGTACGAGTAATGCCAGATAATCAGTATAAGGCCGCGTGGTGCGGTAAGAAATCTGATCTTCGTTGACATTCCACACGGCATGCTTGAACTTAGCAGCAGGAGCTTGGAATTGCCACTCACGGGTGGGAGGGCTATAGCTGACTGCCACCTCAGCGCTACGGCATGCAGGTTCATCAAGGTCCCAAGTATAGGCCCCAATAACGTTCTTGTTAAGCAAGATTCTCCCGATCTCGTCTTCGGAGAGATGGTTGAAGACATCGATCATTTTGACCATATTGGATTCGGGTGGAACAAGTTCTTCTTGTGTGAAGCTCGTCAGATCTTTGGTGATGTGATGCTGACGACTACCTGTGACGCCATTGCGTGTGTCTTTGGTAGATTTTGATAGAGAATAGACTTCCAGACCGATACGATCTGAAGCCTCGTGTAAGGCTGAGTCCGCGGCTGCTCTCATGCCGGCGGCCTCTCCATGAGGATTACCTGTGTGAATACGTGGTTTTTGTACGACCACGTCATACAGCTTATCTCTTATCGCCGATGACGTTTCCGGACCGAACACATCAGTAGTGGTTCGATCAATTAATGAATTCCTGCATGGTAGTGCTGAAAACATTGCTTGCATGCTGGACAACATGAAGACTTATTTTAACGAG